CGAATGGGCACAACAACTTCCTCCCTTGCCGCAACATCTATTTCTGCCGTAACGAGCCGGACAAGGTGATGGTGAAGGAATGGACACCAGACGATTTGACAACGGGATGGGAAGCCTTTCAGGCTTGCCTCACGCTCTACCGCCTCACTACAGGATTTGACGCAAGACAATGAAAGACATAGGAACCAACATACAATTCGGCCAGCACGTTCGCATTCCAGACGGAGGCATTGAGGGTGTTGTCATCGGCATCAACCTAGACGAGCACGGGGAGCCTGTGTTCACGATTGATTGCGGCACGGACGGCATCTATGACCCCATGCACGAGCATGAAATAACACACGCATGAAGCAACAGGAACCACCACACAGTGCCGAAGCGGAGAGATATTTACTCTCCATGATATTCCAAGACGGGGACTATCTCAATGAGGCCATTAGCCTTGGCCTAAGCCCTAAGCATTTCTATGCGCCAGAGCACGCCACGTTATTTGATGCGGCGAAAGAATCATTTGCCATCAACGGGGACATTGTGATTGAGGAATTTATTTCCGACATCACGAAGAGCGGGAAGCTGGAGGCGATTGGCGGCTTGTCCAATTACGTTGACATCACCAAGGAGCTTTTCTCCTCGCGATCCGTTAAGTATTGGGCGGGAGAGATTAAGGACAGATTCTACCGCCGCAGGGCATTGGAAATGTGTCAGAATGCTTCCGTTGCGGCAGCAGACTTAGAGACGGACATTCACACCGTCCTAGCCAGCATCAGCAATCGCTCCCTAGACATCATTAATGAGCAGGAGAAGCCCGTGACGCTGGCTAATGCGGCGGATGATGCCCTTGCCCTCATTGAGCGCATTGAGTCGGGAGACATTATTCAGGGCGAGCTAGGAGTGCCCACTCCCATTGAGTCCATCAACAAGTTCCTTGGAGCCCCCAGACCGGGCGAGCTGATTACGATTGCTGCCCGTCCCGGTGGGGGAAAAAGTTCGCTGATGCGTGGGCTGGTTCGGCACATTGCCGAACACTTTGGCCGGACGCTGTTGTTCTCACGGGAAATGCCAATGAATGAGCTTGTGACGATATTTGCACAAGAAGCCTCAGCCGTCTCGTGGCGGGAAATACGAGACGGAACGTGCCTCCATGAACAAGTGGCAAAATTCAAGAAAGGGTTGGCCCGTGTTAAGGGACTAGGGCCGCGTCTAATGATTAACGACAGGGACAGGACGGTGGACCAGCTAATTGCCCGTATTGCCGCCGCATCACGCTCTGAGAACCCCCTGAAGGCCGTAGCCGTTGACTACCTCCAACGCTATGACCCGCAGCAAGAGCGAGGAGAGACAAGGGACATGGCTATTGGACGCTTCACGATGTCCCTCAAGGATGCGGCGATGCAGCACAATGTCCCTGTGTTCCTCGGGGCGCAGATTGGACGAGGATCAGAAAGAGAGACACGCGCCCCACGCTTGTCCGACCTACGGGAGAGCGGCAACATTGAGCAAGACTCGGATCGCGTTTGGTTCATGCACATTCCAGAGCAGACGCCAGAAGGTGCGCCACAGGATGCTAACGACCAAGGGCTTCCCGTCATTTACGTTCAACTCCTACAAGCCAAGGGGCGAGGGGATGGACTGGGAAAGATTGACTTAGCGTTCCACCGCCGCATCACGACGTTCGGCGAATGGCGGGACTGGATTAAATAATCCACCAAGCACTTGACAACCATCACCAACCCCCTATAAACCATCATCAACAACACACAACCAATGACATACCAACAAGCATTACGGGAGGACACCTGCACGTTCCCCTCTTATTCCATTGCCCTGAACAAGAATTGTGCGGCACACATTGACAAGCTGGAGGCAGACGTAAACGACCTCGCGGAGGTTGTGGCGGTATTACAGGCTGAAAACCAGCAGTCACATGACATTATTCAATCTCTCCTAAGGCTGATTCCGAATAACGCTGAAGCCTTGGAAATCATCAAAGACACATTCCACTCAATCGAAGGAAATTAATATGAGCCGCACACTGCAAGAAGACGACCGCCCCATCAATCCCTGTAAGAAGTTCCTACGCTGGGCTTCTGGTGACAAATGCTGGCGTTACTGGGACAAGGAATCCGAGAAGATGGAGCTTGTTCCACACAAGACCCCTTTCATTGTCCTAGATCAGCTTTCCACCTGCTCTGGCTTTAATGACCGTAAGAACTGTGGCGTCTGGTCTAACGAGGTTCGCAACCTGAAGCTCCCCATGCGAGTGCAGGACAAGGACGGCGAGGTGTTCTCTGGCCCTTGGCGCGAAGTGAAGGAGAAGGTGCATTACGCCAAGTTCTGTGCCTCTGTTTACGCCGTTGCCAAGCTGGGAGACGACTACGAGATTGTGAACTTCCAATTGTCCGGTGCCGCATTGAGCGGATGGATCGATTTCGTTAAGGAACTGGGAGGCTCCAAGGCCGTCTATGGTGACGTTGTTGTTAGCGTCCCGTCTGTTGGCGAAGGCCGGAAGGGATCGGTGAACTACTCATTCCCAGAATTTAAGGTGGTGAGCAACACCCTCTCGGACGACGCCAAGGCTAAGGCAGACGAGGCCGATAGCACCCTCCAGTCCTACCTCACAGCCTATTTCGCCGCATCCCCAGAAGGCAAGGCCGCAAAGGTGCACAGCGAGGAGATGGAAGCATACCAGCCTCCCGCTCCTAGCCCAGAGCCCACGCTGCCAGACGAAGAAGACGACGAAATGCCCTTTTAATTTTCGGTTAGTGTGTTCGTTCATAACAGCCCTTGCTCCGTGGGGTTAATCACGGAGCACCAATTTGAATGGCAAGAGTAGCCAGAACACGCAACGGAGGCAAATGGACGGAAAGCCAATACTGGTCAGCCATTCGTTCCGCCCTCCGTTCTAAGTTCCGCTACTGGACCCCCGCCACACAAGCCCTGAAAGCCGCCGAACGGCCCTCTAAATCCAAGAACAAACGTCTCAAATATGAATATCAATGCGCTAAATGCAAGAAGTGGTTCAAGCGTGCCGATGTGCAAATTGACCACATCATCCCATGCGGGAGCTTGAAATGCGCAGACGATATTCCAGCTTTCTTAGAGAGACTAACCCCAGAGGATTCGGCGGCTTTTCAGGTGCTGTGCTCCAAGGACCACAAGATTAAAACCCAAGCAGAAAGAAAGAGGCGTAAATGAAACGCTCCCCCCTTCGCCGCATCAGCAAGAAGCAACAGGAACGACTACGCATCTACTACCCCCTCCGCAAGCAATACCTCAAAGACCACCCCACCTGCGACCTGTGCGACAACGCCGCCACCGACATTCACCACACCAAGAAACCAAGAGCCACCTACCTAAACGTCGTAGAGACATGGATGGGACTGTGCCGCATTTGCCATTCGCGAATAGAGAATGACAAGGCATGGGCCAGAGAGAACGGCTACCTAGAAAGCATATAAAAACTAATAGGCTGGCGAGTCCACCGATTTGCTGTCCCTTTTGAGTTATGACGATTGAACCGATACCAACCCAAGACGCCGAACCGTGGCTATTAAAGCGGCACTATGCCCGCCGAATGTGTCCTGTGTCGTATGCGTTCGGGGCGTATCGCGGGGGAGAGCTTCAAGGCGTAGTGACCTATGGAACACCAGTAAGTTCATCGCTTCGCAAGGGAATAGCCGGAGATGAGTGGGAGCCTCATGTATTGGAACTGAATCGCCTTTGTTGCGCAAGTGAAAAAAATATGGCAAGCCGTCTGGTAGGCCAATCGCTAAGAATGCTCCCGAAACCGTCGCTTGTTGTAAGCTACGCGGATACCGCACAGGGGCATATCGGATATATCTACCAAGCGACGAACTTCCTATACACTGGGCTTAGCGCAAAGCGCACAGACTGGAAAATCAAAGGCCGCGAACACCTTCACGGGGCGACGGTTGCAGACGAAAGCCGAGGCCAAGCCAACCGAGCCGAATGGATGCGAGCAAAATATGGAGATGACTTTTACCTAGAGGACCGACCCCGCAAGCACCGATACGTCTATGCCTGCGGAAGCAGGAAACAACGCGAAGCAATGCTGGATGCGCTTCGATACGAGGTAAAACCATACCCCAAGGGCGAAAGCCGCCGATATGATGCATCCGCGCTTATTGAGCTACAAACAGCCTTTGTTTTAGGCTAGAGAAAACAACTACCTAGAAAACATTTAACATGACACAAGAAAGCATCACACAACTAAAGAATGTTCAGGAATATCTGATTGAGGATATGTATTCCTGCTACTGCGACATCATCAACGGCGAGCCACAGGCGGAAGTGGACCTGTTCCAATCCCTGCAACGCCTCAAGACATTTGCAGACGCCGCGCAAGGACTGGAGGCCGTAGATGGATTGCGATACACCTGAGCCTCCCCCGCCTAAGTGCTACCAACGACAGGGCGGCAATGGATACGAATACATTTGCGAGTCCTATGGTAGTTCCAGAGACTCAGACGAGGAATACATCATTGACCTACACCCCGATCATTTCGGATGCTCCTGTAAGCACGACTATTACAAATTGCGGGAAAAATACACGAATGGGGTTGATACTTCCAACATCTGCAAGCATACAGCCTTGGCAATGCAGCAGTTCTACATAGACCACATCATAAACAGAAAGAAATAGAATGACAATGACAGACGAACAAACAGGCACCGAAGACTTCGCAACAAATTTTGACATACCCGAGGGGTGGAGCCAAGTCGTCGAAGGAATGTGGCAAGAGGGCGACCGCTTCTATAATTGGGACGATGGGTTTTGGGACCGCCTTATTGATGGATGCCACGAGTTTGTTAACGAATACGAATGCGTAATCCGCCCCAACAAGGAAGAGGAGAATTACACGATGATGACAGACGAAGAAATTGCGGCGAAAATGCCCGCTGGATATTATCGGGTGGATGAAGGCGAATACAAGGAGGGAGATCTGGCAGTATTCACCACGGCATCTAAATTGGGGTTCAGCCCCGTTTCCTACACCCATGTGGGTTGCGAGATTTGTGCCCCGTATGTAGTAGCCCGCCCCATGAAGGGCTACAAGCCAGAGCCGGAGGAGCCGCCCCTGTTCCCCACAGGCGCAGAAGCCCGCAAGGAATACCCCGTAGGCACGTTCATTCGTGACTATTTCCCGCACGCTATTGCGGCCCTATCCCACCACAGCTACAAGGCGCAGCAACAGCATGGACCAGCCACCAATGGAGCCCCTATGGAGTGGCTCAAGGAGAAGAGTGTGGGCGACGGCAATCAAATGACGCGCCATTTCATGGAGCGCGACAACGTAGCTACGGCTTGGCGAGCATTAGAAATCCTTGAGCGGGAGCTGACGAAATGAAAATCACTATTGAATCAACCAAGCGGCACACGGTTTTCAGTAGAACCGCCTCTGTTTCTACTGACCACGACGACGTATTAGCAGAGGATCTAGTTGTGCTTCTACGACAAGTGTGCCTTGGTTATGGGTATGAACCCTTCACCGTAAACGGAATGTTCTCTGATGAAACCGACAACGAGTAATACATTCTCCGTAGCAACGGCAATCCTCCTACTGTTGTCCACCGTTCTCATAATGGTGCAGCGTTCCGAAGAGGGACTATTGCTGCTTGGGGCTGGCATTCTGTGTGCTGCGTTTGCGGCCATCACCCACCACCAATGACACATAACTTTCCACAAACATACGAAGCCCTTGAGCAACTGGCTAAGACCAAGAGCACGCAAGGCATGAGGATTCGTATGTTTGAAGAGGGGGGATACTGGCACTGGCAATGGTGCGTAAACGGCATTCCTGGCATTATTGATTCTGGCAGCGTAAATGCGCCCAAGCCTATAGCCTTCGCTATGGCTGTGCGCTTCATCTAAACAACAAGCAACATGAACAGATTATTCGCAGACATTGAAACCAGCCCCAACATTGGATTGTTCTGGAGGTCGGGATACAAGCAGAACATCTCCTACGACAACATCATCCACGAGCGAGGCATCATCTGCATTGGCTACAAATGGGAGAACGCCAAACGTCCCGAATGTCTTACATGGGACGAGAACCAGGACGACCGTGAGATGCTGGAAAAGTTCACTAACATCTTGGCTGAAGCCGATGAGGTGGTGTTCCACAACGGGGACCGCTTTGATCTTCCTTGGATTAGGGCTCGCGCCCTCATGCACGATATTCCTGCATGGCCTGAGCCCAAGAGCCTTGACACCCTTCAGTGGGCTCGCCGTCGCTTCTATTTCAACTCCAACCGCCTAGACTATCTGGGAGAAATCCTGACGGGGGCAGGCAAGCTGAAAACGGAATACGGAATGTGGAAAGACATCCTCCTTAATAAGTGCCCAAGTGCTATGGCAAAGATGGTGCGGTATTGCAAACGCGACGTTGTGAAGCTCCAAGAAGTTTATGAACGCCTCGCCGCATACTCTCCCGCAAAAACCCACGCTTCCGTCCTCAACGGTGGAGAAAAGTGGATGAGCCCACACGTTGCCGGATCAACGGACGTCCAGCACAACAAGACTTATGTCACGGCGGCTGGCACGCCCAAGCACTATATGCGCTGCAACGTCTCCAACCGCACCTACACCATCTCTGACACTGCATACAAGTATTACTGCGAATGGCGGCGGGACAACCCCAGAAAGGATGGGAGATGAGAGATAAGAACTACAAATCATACGAAGAAGTGGAGAAAGAATCTATATACGTTGGCCCTCTTCAACCCCACGCAGACAGATGGGTGAACTGGAGCGACACCATGAAAACCTACAAGTGTGAGGACACGGTTTTTCATGGGGCCATAATTAACGGAGGCGATGAAGATGTGCTGGATGTGGGCACGCACACCAATAACTGCGTCTTCCAGGACTTTGATGTGTTTGGGGATACTTCCCGCTACATCATCACCCTCAAAAGCCACAGCGAAGGGAACGTGTTTGAACGCTGGCGTGTTCACGAGCACGCTATGCGCTGCGATATTCAGCAGGGCAATTGGAGTGATTCAGACAACGGCACCAACCGCCGCAACCTCTACCGCGAATGGGTAAGTGAGAAAGGAAAGCCCTTTACATATTCCTATCGCTTCTTTAGCGGCAGCAAGCCCAAGTTCGAGAACATGGAGGTGAAGCACCTCTGGTGGCTCTCTGCGGCCATTACAGCCTACTTCTGGGGCAAGTGGGCGTGGGTTAAGGTAATCTCGTTACTAAAATAAATGGCACTAACCTAGAGGAACTAGGGTTGTTGTGCGTTTGCATCCTCAAGCAAAAGCTCTGGGGCGAAGAAGTATGCAAACGCGGCCTTCTCTTCTTCTGGCGACATGTCCTTGGTGGCCTTGTTCCAATTAACAACATGATCATACACCTCACCACTAATACGGGCTGGAGCAACCATTCCTGCTGCCCTGCCTGTGGTTGAGCTTGCGGTCTTAACAAAGGCTCCAGAAATTGCTCCCATAAAGCCCTGGCGGACCTCCGCAGACGAACCAACGGCCTTCAAGAGCCTTTGGCCAGGATCAGAGAATATCACCTGTGCTGCCGCATTCTTCGCAATTAGATTAGGCCAGTTGCCTATGCTAGTGAATTGCTCACGGGAAAACGTTCCGATATTTCCTACGTTTCTGCGGGCGTGAGCAATTCCCATTTCAAACTGAAGCCATCCCGTCAGCTTACTGAATGCGTCATCACCAACGATAGTGCGCAACGTTTCCTTCTGCTGTTTGGAACCGAACACGTCGTTGATTGCCTTGTTGATGTCGAACGTGGCGTTTTTACCGCCCTTAAGGGACTCAATGGTGCTTTCCGCTGCAATGCGGGATCGATCAAACACACGCCTAAAGGCAACAGACTGGACATCTGCCATTACGTCAGCGGGAAGCATGTTGACAATGGTGCGAACATAAGAGGGGCTATAATTACCGCTGAAGGCAAAATCATCCAAGAATTTGTTGGGGGCTTCAGCAACCATGCCGTAACGCCCCTTGCGCACCTGTGATGCTATCCCCTGACCGAATAGGCGTTGCCGGTTTTCGGCTGCGTCTATGGCCTTTCTGAGATTGCCGGAGGCGGATCTAAAACCAAGCTCATCCACCTCCCTAACAAATTGAGAGACTTCCTGCGGAGACGGCAAAGCGTCACTCATAAAAATCTTGTTTTTCCCCTTTAGGTAGGAGAATCTGCGCATACCAGACTCAAGGCTGCGCCATGTCTTCTCGCTTCCAAATATCTCTGTCTTGTATTCAGGAGGAAGCCTCTCCATTCGCGTTAGCGAGTCTCCGAGGTCTGCGAGCTCCCTACCCCCAATGCGGAGAGCCTTACCTCCAATTATGTCGTCTGCCACGGCTCGGCGGAGTGCCTTGTATTGAACGGGGTCTAGGTATGCACCAACATTCTTCAATTCATTAAGCTTACCTTGATTAGAGAAATACGTGATAGCATCGGAATCGTTTAGGAATCCCCCCTGTCCCGGCATATCAATCATCTTTTTTAAGGCGGGGCTTGTATCAAATGGCTCAAGGGAAAGGCGATAAGTCGTATCGGCGGCCTTTAGCATGTCGGCACCAGCTCCGCTATAGCTATTAATGCTAGTGCTTAGGTCATCGGAGAGGGCTTGAGCAATGCGGCGTGCCGTAGCGGGCTTAATTCCCTTAGAGAAACTCTGATCACTCCTAGAGGCTTCAAGCAACCTAGAGCGAAGAGAACGCACAGCGTCCACGCTTTGGAGCGTTGATCTAGCTTCTAATAAATCATTTACCTCTCGCAGCAATGGGGCATACAGGCCCAACGGCTCCTCAACTACCCTGCCGTCGCGCATTACACGCTTCTTTAGAACCAAGTTCTTAATTTCCTTGGCCAGCTTCGTAGTGGCCTTGAGTGCAACAATGCTGTCATCGGCTCCAGTCTTAGCCAGTTCGTCCTCAAATCCTTTGTAAAGCTCTCTGGCGTGCTTGTTGGCCCTGTCGTATGTGGATGCAACGGACGCCCGCACCTTTCCGCCTGCTGTAGTGATAGATGGTGCTGACGCTCCTAAGTCTGCTAGCTCGCGTGAGACGCTGCCCTGTATATCTGCAAGTGCATCAACATAGCCCTCTTGGGATCTCCTAACGATTGCGTCCTCTGCATTATTCAATGCGCCCACCATTCGGCCTACGGCGGTTTCTGGGCGTGCGGCGATCTTGTCCATGTCCCTAACCGCTTCCGCAACCATTCCCTGCTCCCGACGAACCTTTTGCCCTGCCGCACCTAGACGGCCAAGCACTTCCATCATGCGCTCAGTTTCTTGTGGGTAACGTGCGCCCGTGGCCTCACCAGCCGTGAGCGGAGCTTGAATGCCCATTTCTTGCAGTTTTTGCTGCCCCTCGCGGGCACTAGACGCAATCGCCTTACTAATATTTTCTCCGGCTTCTCCGGTTATGTCCGCAGCCCTAGCCAATTTTGAGCCCGGAATAGGAAACATTAAAGACGTTCCGGTTTCCACTGCTCCCTGCATCCCTCTGCGCCGAATTATCTCAGGGATATTGGCAGGCTCTCCAGCGTATCTACGCACGGCGGCGTCCTGAATACCGCCAGCCACCTGACCGGCACCAGCAGACAATCCGCTAACGCCCAAGATCCTGAGAATGCTTGCCTGTGGGCTGGGAAGCATCTTTGCCGCCGTAATAAATGAGGCAACGGTTTCTGGAATATAACCAGCAACGTCTGCCGTAACGTCTCCAATATCAAATCCAGACGGATCTAGTGGGGACCAGAAGGTTTCGCCTGCCTTGGTTTGGCGGACTAGCACACGCCCCTGGCTTCCGGGCTTGACGTTTTCCGAACCCGCAAGGTTCTGTAAAAGTCTCAATCCCTCCTCTGGGGAGCTAGCGGCCTTATACACGGTCCTCCACCTTAGCGGAACGGCTCCCTCGTAACGAATAGGGTCTTCCAACCCAAGGGTGTTCTGTAAATTCTTGGCAGCAGTTTCTTTATAGTTTTCCTCATTCACCCCAGTCAGGACTGCTGGCTCCGGGGGCCTTGGCGAAACATTTTGTTCAGAAAACGCCCTAATTTCTGCACGTAGTTGTTCTGCACGCCCAGGATCGCTGTCCTTGACGGCTTCATACTCCTCAATGAGTTCGTTAAGGTTGGCCATAAGATTATAGTAAGCCCTGAGCGATCAAAATGGCCTTCATTTCGGTTGATAGTTCTGGGGCTTCCATTGGATCGTATTTACTCCCAAACTGAGTTTGAAGCAGGTAGTCGTAGTCGGGGAGCGCGTCGAGATATTCCCTGTATGTATTCATCATGGCACCAGCAATCGCCCGTTTCACCACCTCGGGGTCTTGCAAAGCACTTACGCTTCCACCAAGGTAGTCAAGAATACGCGCAACGTCACCTTCGGTCATTACGCCGGGACCACCTACGCTCTCACGCACAAGGCCCACAATGCCCTGAAGTTCTCCCGCTGCAAGCTGTTGCTGAATTTCGGCCTCAGAAAGCCCTTTGCCCATCAGGGTTTTGATGGCCCCCGTGAAAGCATTTGCCATACGATCAAAGCCCTTTTCGGTTTTGCCCTGAGTCTGTAGGTATTTCTCCATCCGGGCAATGGTTCTCTTTTTGTCCATAAGGTCACGACGAATGCCGGAAAACGTCTCAAATGAAACAGGAGAGCCAGACGCCTTGGCTAGCGTGCTGGGAATTGAGCCTTCTGGCATTCCCGTAAGAGGTCCGCCTCCGACAGGGGAAAGCATAAGCTGTCCTGTATTTTTGTTAACAACGCCATAACCAATAAAGTTGCCGCTTTCATCAGTATAGGCACTAGTTTGAGAATATGTGTCAGATGATTCACCTGGCGGCACCTGAAGGCGTAGCTCGCTGGCTACCTGCATGTCAGGCTCAACTCCCAAGTCAGACATTGTCTTCATATATATTTCAGCCCTGTTTTGTGGATCTTCGGAGTTCATGGCGGCATTGAATGCGGTTAGGTTTGCCTGTTTGTATTTAGCATCTAATTCTGACGTATTACCGGCATCACGGATACGAAAATTGGCAACGTCAATTTCCGATTGAGTCCTGCGATTAGCCAACTGCTGTTGCGCCATTTTGTTTTGCGCGGAAATAGCACCATACACTTCAAGCATGTCCTTTTTCTTTACGGAATCGCCATCACGAATGCTTTCCAGCACCTTCATTTGTTTAGGATCTAAGCTTTCAAGAAGGTATGGGTTGGCTTGCGTCATTCCTTTGACATCGCCAGCCATAGCTGCAATTTCCTGCTGGTTTTGCTGAAACTTTTGAATGCCCTCACCAACACCAGCCAGCGCATTTTGCACTCCTGCACCAATGGCAGCCCCGCCTTGTGCCTGCATTTGGGCACCAGCTAGCGCACCACGAAGGTAGTTAGAATAGTCTGTTGCGCCAAGTTCTGCTCGAACGCCTGATCCAAATCCGTAAGCCATTAGACAAAAGTGGGGTTAAAGGTAAACTTGCGCTCAACAATACTTGTCATCCATTTGCGGATAACTCGTTTAATAAGCGGCTTATCCGATATAAACTGAGCAAACTTTTCGCCGTGTTTAATATAAAGATTAAAGAACCAATTAGGTGAGTCATCGTCTAGCCACTGACGGAACAAAACCCACATTGGGTTTTCACTGCCAAAGACTTCGCGAGCCACCCAGCACTTAGAGGCAAATCCGCCACCAAGAGCACCAAGACCACTTGCTATTCCGCCAATCATGGCACCTCTAGCTTGGGCTTTAGCACCTGCAAATCCAGCCTGTGCGCCGTAAATGCTGCTTTGATAATTTGCCAAGTTAGCCTGATTCTGGAGACCAAGGTTGATGCCCGCGTTGGGGTCAAACAGATTGGGTCCAAGCTGTTGACCAGCCAATCCAGCAGCAAACTGCGAGGACGCCATGCCCATGCCTGGGGCTTGTGCGGGACGACCAAGGATGGCCTGAAAGGGGTCGGCGGAAGTGGCTTGATTCATGCCAAATGCCAACTGTCCGGTTTGCAACGCTTCAAGGCGACGGTTCCGCAAAGCCTGTTCACGGTTCAATACTTCGCTAGCAACTGTGCTTTGGTCTCCTACACGCCCACGAGACGCTCCAGCCAAGCGTGCCTGCTGTTGCGCGTTACGCATTTGCTCAGGCGTAAGACGGCCAGATCGAGCAAACTGGTCTTGAGACATTTGATTAATCTGCTCAAGCAGGGCCTTCTGCATTGGATCAGCGGAACGCAAGGCTTCCGTAGCCCTACCACCCAAGGCTTCAACGTCCGCAATGTCTGCTTCTCGTTGGGCCGTTGTTAGCTCTTGTCCAATACCAGCAGCACGACGAGAAGCCTCGTCTTGAATGTCTAGCAATCCTGCTTGGTCTTCTGTGCCTCGCAGCAACGTGTTAATGTCCGCAAGCTCTAGCTCCGTGTATTTGGGACGATAGGTTTGCTCCGCCTGCAAAAGTCGGTTTTGCAACTCAGGGCTAGACATTGAGCGGATAAAATCCAAAGCGGATTTCCCTGGATCAACAGGAGTTGGGGCCGGAGGAGCCTTTGGCATTTTTACTGATGAACCCATATTAAACCTTTAATAAATCTTTTAACTTGTAGTAATTGTAAAATCTTGGCTGGGGCTTTTCCTTAAATTCCCGTGCCCAGCCAATTTTAGAGAGCGGAAATGGAATGTGAGCATATAAAGTAGAAAGAGCGTTTGGACCAATTACTAGTTGAACCCACCAAGCGTCAGCTTCTTCGGGCTGAACCCAGCGTTCATGGTCATTTGAAATACACGGTCTAGCCAAGGCCAGCATTGATGGCTCTGAGTAACAATAGCCATGCTCCAAATACAGGCCGTGCATTCTTGAAAAATCTGAGCCATATAAATCAAATGCTTTAGATATTGCTGACATTAGGTAGCAATAATGCCATGAGTGCGAAGGGCTGCAAGGATTGTGTTAATTCTTGCATCTGTAATATTAAATGCGTCTGCTACTGACTGTGGGTCCGTGCCGCCCGTTCCATTGTCAAAATCCGTGTCAATGTAACTAGCACTAAGGCTGTTTATTGCGGTCCCCTGAGCACCAAGCACCTTAGTGCCATTTACTTGATAGCCGTTAGCCGAGGCGACATTAATAAGATTTCCTGCTGTAATGTCCCTTGCACCACTAATGTCGTTATCGTCATTAATCAAAACAGCAGAAGGCTGAATAGTGCTTCCGAGGTCGCCATTTGCTCGAATGATTGCGTTGTCGGTGCTTCCACTGGTGCCACCTATTGATCCAGTAGACGAAATATCAATACTATCATCATCAACTGTAAGGGTTATTCCATTTCCGGCACTTAGTAACTTTTTAGTAAAACCGGTGCCGTTACCAATAAAAAGCTGATTGTTCTCGGCGGCTTCTAGCTGAGCAGCAGTAATGCCTTTATCTCTAACCATAATTTGCCCACTAGCGGAAAGCTGGATGGTAGAGTCGTCTACTGCATCAGGATGAAACGTAGCGTCATTAACCGCCGCATTAAGGTTAGTGGAGGTAACTTGATCGCCGATATTGTAGAAATTTCCTGTTTGGAGAATTGCCATATTGGTATTTTAACACAATTAGTTATTGTTGAAAAGGGTTGCTGCTGGGCCTACCGCAGAGCCATAGCCTTGGGTAATGGATGCTCCTGAACCATGAGTGTTGTTGCCAATCTTGTTTTTGCTCAGAGTAGCAGTTGCTGCGGCGGCTGTTCCCCCTCCACCAGTGAACGATATTGTTGGTGCCGAGGTGTAGTTGGAACCGCTGTTGGTCAGAGTGATACTATCAACTGCTCCCGATCCATTGATTGTGCAAGTTGCCGCTGCTCCTGAACCTCCTCCACCAGAAAATGCCACTGTAGGAGCTGAGGTGTATCCTGAACCACCATTCGTTAGGGATATCCTGCCCACTCCCTCGCTCGTCTGGTTGTAAACGATGTAGGTTCCTCCATAGGTGTTGCAAGTAAGGTTCAAGATTCTGAGGTTTTGGATTCTCAGTGATGCCTGCGAACCACCCGGGGAGAAAAACACTGCCTCATTCCCGCCGAACGGCATATCGATGGTGATGTCCTCAAGGGTCAATCCATCCCAAAGCGTGCCGCCTGCTGTCTCATCGATTCCAATGGCTCTAAAGAACCCTGTCTGGGTGTAGCGAATCGATCCCCCCTTTACTGATACGTTGTCGAAAAGCCCCAAAAAGTAACCATAGCCACCTTGGATGTCGTCGATCATGTTCTCGTTGCAGGTTACGTTTGAGGCTTCAGTGATCCGAACGCCGTAGCCTGAATTGATTGCTATTTGATCAGCAACGAGGTTGTTGCAGATCTGAATCTGGCTGGGACGGGTTCCACCTTCAGCCGATACCAAGATGCCGCTCTGCTTTACCCGGGTCACAGAATTGCCCTCCACCAAAATCCGATGGTTGTCATTCAGTATCGCTATGCCGCGACCCCAGTCGGTGAGCTTCGCCGAGATTGTTCCTGTGCCTCCGCTTAGGGCCAAGGTCGGTAGCGTGTCGGATGCGCCCCATCCGGTGCTGTCAGGGCCATAGAATCGACCTTCCTTAATGTTGCCTGATGCGTCGATGTAGACGTAGCACGGAGGGTTGGTAGGCACTCCGCTTTTGATGCCTCCGGTGACCGTCACGGTTGGATTTACCGAATACCCGCCTGACCCGTTATTGTCCACCGCTACGCCAAGAACATCTACCCGGGCACTAAGCTGGTTGCCGGTGACTACGATGTCCGTGCATTCGGTTAGAGCAATGATATCATCATCACAGCCATTCACGATGTTGCCGGTCACCACTGCCTTGTCCACTTTGCGCAGATTGATCCCATCAGCGAAACAATCGCGCACGATGTTGTTTTGGATCATCACATCTTGAATACGGTCGGTGCGGTCCGTGTTGATGCTTAGGCAAAACTCGCCACCGTGTTGAAATGCGCAGTCGTGAACCTTTAGATGGTTCGCTCGGAAATGCACCCCCTGCTGACCATATTTGCGGGTGTCACAGTTGCCGTCGAACGTCATGTCTCGCACCACTACGTGATCACACGTCGTTTCGATATTCATGATTACCCCGCCGTTGGTTGCTGGGGTATTCGAGTTGTCTCCCCCATCGGATGGGACGACGACTGAGGTGCCTAGGTGCCGCAGTGTGGAAACATCGCGGCCAGCACCAGCAATCACGATGTTGCTGAGATTCTCGATGGTCGCAGTGCCGCTGTATCGATATTCCCCCGCCGGAAAATAAAGCACGCTGTTGTCCGTCATCACACCAATCGCTGCATCAATAGCTGTCTTGTCGTCAGTTGTGCCGTCGCCTACTGCGCCGTAGTCCTTCACGCTAATCCAACCTAATACGCTATCAAGATTAACCGTTGCCTCCCCAATAGTCTTATTAAGACGCAAAGCCATTGCCTTATTGTTGGCAAAATTTTCAGCCTTATCAGACCAAACAAAACCTGCTTTAATATCACTCATTCTTTAGAACTGATATTCAAGTCGGTGAGCTGTGAAGAAACCTTTAGCGATCTTATCTTGGGACGCCCAATTCTAGGAGCTAGCGTAAACTGACCGCTATACCCACGAATATTGCCAATGCGGCCACGCACAGAAGCATCCTCCCCAACGGCTAAGGTGTTTCCCAACAGGTCAGAAAAAGAATCCATTGTGGTTACGGAATCTGGATTTTCTGCCTCAAACGTAATATTAATGTCCGACTCATTAGTTTCAGAGCTTTCTGCTTGAATCTCAAAAGAGTTGTATCTCTTTCTATCCATAGTTCCACCCGTATATTGACGAGTAGTTACATAAGAAGGAATACTATACGCAGAATCAGACTGCCCCACGTTGGTGGCTAATAAATCATTATTATCTTCTCGGTCTTCTAGAATGTGTATACCTCCAAAAGAATTAACCGCATACAATTTATTCAACGAACCAGCACCAGCACGAATTAAGTTTTCAATATCCCACCCCGCTGCCGACACGGTGTCAACGGACTCCCATCCATTATTCAAAAAGTTATACACCAATATAGTATTGTTAACTTTGGAGCTGTCCAAAGGAACAGAGAGATAATATCTGTTGTCGTGATAGATAGCTACAGCTTTATATGCGTAGTCTTTATTAATTCTTTTAATAATTGGATCAATAGACTCCGAGAGTGGAATAGATGCGCCACGCAAATTGTATAAATCCTCAAACCTAACTGCATACACGCCGTTGTCTGACAGGAAAAAGATTTGATTACCGACCTGAACAACGGACTTACGTGCCAAACATCCAACCTCTCGCGTGATTTCTTGCACAACCGTTTCCTCTAATGCCCCAGTTACGCCACGAATCAGGTGGATAGTATTGCGATTGAATACAACTAGGTTGTCTTCAGAAAAGGGTTGGATTGCCACGACACGATCTGCACCACCGGATGCAATGCGATAGTTCCCGTAAATCTGATCGTAGGTGTTTTGATCTAGAATATCGGAAGCAATAATCTCGTCCGTAATGCCTCGATTCGTAATTGTAGGAGACCCATCGTCTTCCGATATCGTATAAAGAAATGGCATCCAGAGTCTGCGCTGGTGGTAAATGGCCCACGGCGGTGCAGGCATATGGGAAAACCCGCCCCCTACAGACACTGGTTTGCTTAAAACCACCGACGCACCAGTAATGTTGTCCGCGTCAGCATAAAACCTAAACTTAGTAGGATCATCCTCATCAACCTCAAACACCCGATACTCAGATAGCTCGTTGAGGTTAGTGTCGCCGCGAGAAATAATCTTAACTAAATCGTTCTCTACAATATCGTGGCCGGACTCTGTAACCGTAACCACTCCATTTGCAATTGCAGTGTTCCCAGAAGTGCTATACACCGAAGGCTGAGTATAATCGCCGTTGTCCACTAGCTCAAACGCTGGAGTTCCAGTCAGGTTTCCATCCCACTGCAAAGCCGTTTCGCCATCTCTAAAAATAAAGATATAATTAAAGGCTTGAAGCATATTCACCTTTGACGAAATAGAAATGCCTAAAGGGTAGATAATTTCAGGGGCGACTCCAGTAGTAAGGTTTACAAGAAAAACCTTTGAGTTTGTCGCAATCGCAATATACTCCTTGTTATTGGATGATGGGTCAGAAAACAAGCACGAACCGTATGCAGCGTTAATTACATTGTCATTAAGATTAGGGGCACCAACGGTTGCAGTTCCGCCTATAGTCCCACTAAGACCACTAATCTCAATGCTAATGCTGGTAGGGCTGACTACGGTGATTTTGCGGTTTCCGTTGGGGTCTGGTGTAATACCAGTAATGCCGGAAACATTTGCCAGCGTGATGTTTTGAAAAGAGTGCGGCGAACCAAACGTAATTGTTATCACGTTCCCAACCCTATTAAGACCCGTAGAGGTTACGTTCCCATAGACGTAAAACGGCAAAGACAATGCCAACTCATCCGTAACAATCGAAGACCCAAAGTGCTGGTGGCCCTTGCGTGTTTGCCATGCCCCATTAATATCCATGCGTCCGTTGGAGGACATGGCGACTTCCGATGGACTAAGTTGATCAGGGCGAAGCCTTGCGTTTATTCGAGAAAACGAAAAGTCTCCCTCGTCAACGAGGGGATTATCAAGGGAGCCATAATTGCTATACCGAGGCATAATTTAGTATAGCCTATGCAGCAAGGGCTACTTTCGGTATTTGGCCGTCTTCTTGGAAATAGACTTAGGCTGCTTTACGAACTGCTTGCCCTTTTTCATGCCCTTGCGTTTGGCTCTGTTTGTTGCGGCTTTTTCTGCGGCGGTCAGGGACTTCCATGCAGCATCCGGCAAATACCGCTCTCCAGTCTTAAGGCTGGGCTTTCCCGAGTTGGTGCGCCACTTCTGCCGCGTCCAGTTCACAAGGCTCTTTTGCTGTGATTTCATCGAGAGGTCTTATATCCGCCGCCCTTGGCTTTGTATTGTTTAGCCAGCATTTGTGCCTTGCGAGCCGACCACTGGCCTGGGCGTCCACCCTTACCACCAGACTTAATCGACTGAAACAGTCGCTTCCGCATTGTTGGCTTTGTATATACGCCAGCAGAGTTTACGGTAGATTTTTTAGCAGGCATTTCGTTAACAGTTCCAAGCACGCCGACTCCAATAGTTGGCAGACAGCTTGTTGCTTTTGCCTTTAATACCACCAGATCGAGCACAATAACTCTTCTTGCGAGCTGGCTGGCTCTTTTTAATGGTCATATTGGCATCGCCAAAACGCACCACTTTCTCTTTTCCGCCTTGACAGGCTTTGACGACAAACTTCTTACCACCCTTAACCTCCCGCTTAGGGCGATTACAGGGCAAATCTCTAGGGTTCTTGGGCATTGGTATGGGTTTTCTTAGAAATCGCCTTAAAATGGCTTTATTTGGCCTTATTCGCGTTCTTCTCCTTGTTAAGCTTATCAAGGTTTTGAGACTGCTTCATAATCCAACGGACAGAAAATACACTAACCGTAATTGATCCAAGCAACGCAGCCACTTGCAAAAGGTCAGCGGCCAGTTGAAGGACCGCAAGGGTTGACGTCCAACTAAGAGCGTTTAGCAAGCCAATCCTGATAGTATCAAATATCTGAATCACTTGGCGGTCCTTTGCAATGGACGTGATCCAAACCACCACATTACCGCTGTTGATGTGGCAAACACAAAGTCGCCCAGAATCATAGCAACTGCGGCCTCCCCTACGAATCCTGCGGCAATAAACAGAATCAGAGAAACAACCATAGCCCATGTCAACCCTGGGCGCGTAAACGTCCTAAAGGCATCCACCATTACCCGTGTAGAAATGACCCACAAGGGGGTGTTTTCCGGTATAGCCACAGAGCCATTGTCGCTTTTCAGACTAGAGTCGAAACTCTTAAACTCTGCCTCAGTGACTTTGAGGCGAGAAATAGATTCCATCTTCTTAATCTCAAGCTCAGTTTCCCAAGCCTTAGACTTTGCATCTACTACCCTTTGTACGATTGAGAGAAGGCCGCCTAAAATAGACCCACCCGCCGCACTAGAAAGAAACGTAAACATGAGTTATTTTAACACATGTTTACAGTCACTCACTTACATTTTTTTCTAGGCATTGCTCGCTTTTTACCCTTGGCCTTTGCGGCCTTGGATGGGCGACCAACTTTGTTTCCGTATGTTCCTTTTCCGTATGGCATTTTATTTTTCGGCTTCAGGTTCTAAATCTTTAAGTGCCTCCAGAATATCCTTTGCATGCTGCTGCAAGGCTGCGTGCTGGTCTGCGCTGAGGGAAGCAACGCGTGTGGCAATGTATAGTTGATTAAGCTTGTCTTGAATAGTCATACAAACAATTTATAAAACCACTTAATAGTGGTTGTCAATTAGTTGTTTTCCAACGCCTCAAGACGGGCAGTGAGTTCCTTAATCGAGTTTACTAGCGCGAAGGTTAGCGCGTGGCCGTTCCAGTTAAGCACTTCGGTTTCCTCTTCGTCATCCTCGTCGAGCTTCGTCATGTAGCTGCCGACGCACTCGGGGAAAGCATTGATTGCTTCTTGAGCGATGATTGAGATTTTGTCTTCGCCGTCGTCCACCATTCCGGCTTTGCCGTTGTATCGGTAGGTGACGGGACGAAGTGAAAGCACGGCGTCGAGGCCTTTAGTGTATTCGCCAGTTTCGGTTTTAATCCGAGCATCGGAAGCAATAGTCCAAGTGTTGGTTGATGGTTTTGCTGCGGAGTCCGTGCTCAGTTGTAGCTGATATGCTGGCGAGGTCGTCCCAATGCCAACGTTGCCGCCGGAGGTGATTCGCATACGCTCCCCACCAGACGTGCTGTATTTGTGCGTCAAAGCATTCCAGTTTGCATCGAGCCACGCACTGCTAGTGCGACTATAAGATTGCGCCCAAGACCCAGTCGTCGTGTCGGTGTAAAACTCCCATCCTGCGCCGGTCGTTGGAAATCCATTTCCTTGGATAGCCGCTCCGCCTCCTGCCACGACAAACTTAGCGGTTGGTGCCGTCGTCCCCACGCCGACGTTGCCCGTGAAGCTACCTGCACCCGTAACGGCGAGGCCGGTGGGGGTAAAATCCGCAACAGCAGTCGAGTTGCTTCCGTCGGAACGAGTCAGGCGAATACGCAACGAGCCATCCGTCGAAGTGTCCGGCCCTTGGATGAGCAGGCGACCTTTACCGTCTGCGCCAACATAACCGAGGCTCGCCGACGCCGCGAGGTTCGAAGCTTCCGCGCCCGTAGTCCGCAAGGATGCCGTCGAGGTCACTTCACCCGTCACAGTCAAATCTCCGGTAACGTCGGTGTCGTCACCAAACGACCCTGCGCCCGTCGCGATGATCGCCCCAGTCGAATTGACTTGACTGAACGTCCCAGCCGCCGGAGTCGTCGCCCCAATCGTAGTGCCGTCAATCGTGCCGCCGTTGATGTCTGCCGTATCTGCAATCAGCGAGTCGATGTTCGCCGTGCCGTCGAGGTAGAGGTCGCGCCATTCGTGACCCGTGCGACCAAGGTCGTAGGTGTTGTCGGTCGCTGGCGTAAACTCAGATGCAATCCGAGCGTTGAACGTCACGGTGTCCGTGTTGCTGCTACCGAGCGTCGTGTTGTCCACTACGCCTAGAGACGTAAGCCCTGTCGCGCTGCCGCCGGTGATAACAACAGCGTTTGCATCCTGAGTAGCTATTGTGCCAAGACCAAGGTTGTCTCGGGCATCAGAAGCATTGTCGGCCCCCGTTCCACCGTTAACAATGGGCAATACGCCAGAAATATTGTCTAGGGAGTCTGGTGTATCCAGAATAAGGGTCTTAAAAACGTCCATTTTACAAATAGTTCAACTCTTGCATTTCAAGCACAGCATCCGTGCTTGCTTCGCGAATAGCCTTAACCTTGGAAACCATTTCCCGCGTCCAATAAACAGAACTTCCTGCGGGCATACGATAGCCAAGTGAAGCGGTAGGATCAGTGGTGCCATCCATCGTTACACGAATTGCAGCATCATTAACCTGAACAAGCACATGCGTCGTGCCAGAGTTTAGGGTCCAATCCAACACCTGCTCAGCCGTAGAACTAATTGTGTTCTGCCGGTGGGTGGTAGTATTCTGGGGGATTGCCTGAGAAGGCGTATTAACAATTCTTGCGTTAGGCATAGGATTAAACAGTAAAGGGTGATGCCTGCACGGCTGCGTCCGTTCCGCCAGCACGAATCATAATTGCGCTATCTGCCTGTCGGGCCGACCAGAAGCCTTTCCATCCAGACTCAAGTTTGTGCCCATTTGACGCAGAGGGAACAGAGCGATCAAAGGTAACCATAATATCGGCACCTTGCACATCAACATAAACAAACTTGGTGTCTTCGTCATACCAAGTTGACGCAAACTCAATAGGAACCGTAGAAACCGTCAAACGCTCATCTGTTCCGCCTTCGGTGGGAACAGGATAAAGATTAACTGAAAAAGTATTAGGCATAGTATTAACGAGATTGGCGAGAAACGTAAGTTGAAATTCGACGATATAAAGCGTTATTGTTCCTCTGAGTTTCTGCTTTATCCAATTCTATCAAAAGGTATTGCTGCGCCACATTCTCTTCTGCAATGGCCTTGTCAATTTGACCATCCATACGCAAGAAGTCTGCATACGCTGCGTGCGCTATATATTCAAAAAACTCAGAAGGAATGTTAGTGGATGAATCCGTATATGGGCCTTCCCACTTTTTCAAATAACCCACCCAAAATCCGCTAAGTTCTTTGTCGTTGTGTATTACATTAGCACCATCACTACCAACCCAAAACTCATACTCAATAGCAGAGTTAATGTTTAAGGGGTTGCTGCTCCAAATACGATTAAAGCTATCAATCTCAGGAACGCTATTAGCAATCACGCTCCCAGATCCCGTGTAATCTTCAACACCAGTTCCCGTTTCAAGATTATATGTAAACGTATCGTTATTGATTGATCCTGTGCTTACTGATACAACCTGATAGCTACCATTTGGATCAACAGAACCAGTTAATCCAGAAACAGTAACATACATTCCCTCTACAAAATCAACAGACGCGGTGCATCTAATTGTAACTAATTTATCTGCACGGGAAGCAGTAGCAATATTTTTGGAAGCAGGGGTGAATGTCGTAGAAATAACATTACCAACCGCTGGCCGTGCTTGTGCCCCAACAATATAACGCGGCCAAACTTTGTTCTGTCGATAAGCCTGATAAGCTCTACGATTAACAAAGTTAAGGATGCTTCCTTTTTCGCTAGGGTTAAAGTTGCTTACCCCAGAAAGCGAGCTAATTAAGGAGTAGAGATCACTATACGTCCGATTGGTCATATCTTGTTAGGAGAAAGATGTGGGAACTTCTTTTGGTAATACTTCATAAACTCCTTAGAATGAACTTCCTTATGCCCATATTTTTGCTGCATACGGAAAAACTCCCACTCGGGGATTACACCAATACAGCGACCAAGCCCAGGCACTTCTTTTTGATTCACCAACTCTTTTGCCTGTTCAGCCGCTTGCGCTTCTTTTGACCGTTCAATTTCTTTCTTAAACTCTAACCCAGTAGTAAGCTCACGCATCAAGGCGCGATTAATTTCTCCGTCGTGATACTTGGGAAATGACGTAATTAAGTGCATAATAATAGGGCTACCCCGAAGGATAGCCCCATTATAACATGTAAGTCTAGTAGTTAGATTTACGCAATAGCGGTGATCTTACCGTGAGCACCAGGGTGCTTCATCAACAGGGACAGGGTGGTGTCAACGTAACCACGCTCACCGCCACCAAGATTCGGAAGGCGGGTCGAACCAAGACCGATCAACTCAGAAACGCCGTAGTAGTCGGGATTGACGAGGTAACCCGTGTCCTTGTTTGACCCGGCAGGGGCGCAGTCAGGGTTCATGTTGACAATGCTCACCATACCGTGATCGGACTCATACATCTCAACAGAGAGTTTGATGGTCTTGGAATCAGCAGCCTGGGTAACCTGACGGTAAACCGCGTTGGTCGATCCAGAGGTTCGAGCATAGTCAGCAATAACCCGACGAAGAGCAGTGTCAGCAACCAAGGTAAGGTTGTTGGTGCTGCCAGTCACTCGGTAGATGGACGTGATAAGGTCGTTAAACCCGCTTTCGGTCAGAGAGCCGGTGCTATGGATAGAATCCGCAGAGGTGCGGTAAGCAGCAGGAACGTCAGCCGGACCAGCCGAATCAATCCAGTTACCAAGACCACGCAGACCATAAACGGTGCCAGCACCATCTTCAGCCGTGCGATCATTAGTGGAGCAGAGGGTGGCCTCCACGTCACGCTTCAGTTCGCGAGCAGACTTAGCTTCGGCCTCAGCAATTTTAGCCGGTCCAACGGACTCAACGGCATCTTGCAGGTCCGAAACCATGAAGTCACGGCGGAACTTTTGCACGTAGTTGCCGAGACGAGCGCGGCCACTAAACTTGTCGGTAAACGAGGTAACGTCAGAACCCTCGGCAACACCCGTGGTAACAGGAGCAGCCAGCGAATCAACCGTCCACTCAACGAAGGTGGCGGTTGCCTTGCTTTTGGGAGCAGACGAAAGAACAGGAGTCTCCTCGGGAGCGAGGATCGTCAGGATGTCGGTGAGGTCTTCACGATTGGAGACCCCAGAACCAGGATTAGTGGTGTCGTAGGTATTTGAAAAAGCCATGATTATAAAGTAAAATTATTTACGCTTAGAGTGTTGAAGAGTGCGGAGAGCTATAAAGTCCTGTGTAGCACCTGAAGTTGAGAATCGTTGTTGGACGTCTTTCACTGCCTTAGCAGCGCGAGGTTCTGGCTGCTCGCTTTGAGCAGTGGAACTAATCGAGATGGACGGAGGAGTGATTCTTGCGCTAGGCTTTGGCTGATTAACTGGCTTCCGGTTATAAATGGAATTAGCAGCGTGAGCTATCATATATTCCATATACGGTTCCAGATCAGGCACCTTCTCTACGGCCTCTTTGATCAAGGGGCTTTCGCGAAGGGATTCAAACTGCTTTCGCACATCATTATCCTCTCCATCAATCCAAGAAAGCTCGGACTTAATAGCATCAGAAAACTGCGCCTTCATATTAAGGCGTTGCTCTTTAGCCTGTAAATCCTGCAATCGTGCAGGCAAAAACGTCTTACGGGATTTTTGGGAATCTCGCAAAACCTTTCGCACCTGAGCCTTTGTAATCTCTTGGTCGCCATTTTGTGCAACAACATCATCTGCTGCCAGATGGTCATTATTCCACAAAACATCTTCTGCCCATTCAATAGCTTCGTCAATTTCGCGGGCTTTTGCCTGCAAATCTTCAATGGTATTGATGTCAGAAAAGGGGTTGTTTTCAACCTTCTTAACTTCCAAGGGATCTTTTTGGCTTTCACGACTTTGCATTTCCTGCTTCAAGGCATTAAGCTGTTCCTCGGCTTGCTTACGCTTTGCGGTAAGCTCACCAAATCTAGCTACTGCTCGGCTCCCTAGCTTTTCAGCTAGTTCACGAAGCTCGGCCTCTGACATGGATTCTAGGTCGATCTCGCTCTTAGAAAGAACTTCTTCTTCGTCTTGGCTTTCAAGCTGATCCTCGTTGACGATTTCCGCGTTAGATTCGTCTTGAGGCTCTGGAGCAGTTTCCTCCTCCACCTGTTCTGCCTTAACTTCCGATTCTTGGGGTTCTGTATTAATCTCCTTAGTAAACACTTTAGGTTCACCAGAAGGTTTTCCATCACCACCTTTGCGATGGAGTGCATACATTCCAAACGCAAGATTATCTGACTGTTCCGCTGGACTTGGTTCACCCGCAGCGTTGGGTGTTAGGACTTCATTAGACATAGTTATCAACGCTCTCTTTATACGCCTGAGCGATTTGCGATAGTGACATTATAACAGTCATTTTTATTGCTTTACAAAAAAACAAAAAAATAATACTTTTATTTATGAGTTCTAATACCCCTAAGCAATCAGCGCACGATTGGACCGCCCCAGAACATTGGAACGTAGCGAAAACAATGGATCGCGTTAAAATTAAAAACAACGAGCACCACGCAAAGCTATACCCGTTTGGGGAGCTAGTGATTAAAGAGCATCCTATTTTTCAATACTCACGCAGAAATCCTCCAGCGCATGTATTAAAAAGTATTTAGTGCGTCTTTTCTGCGTGCCGAAACAGTATACTTTCGGCGTTAGACATTTTAAGGATCTGGTCGTATGCCAGAATCTGCCCAGAGATTTGCTGAATCTTGTCAGTTTCTGCATCAAACAATGCTGCAATGCAGGACTCGCGCTCGTCTTTAATTGATTGCAGAAAGTCTGCAAACTGAGAAACGTGGGAAAGATGATCTAATGATTGTTCTAGTGACATTATTGAGCGTATTTACGAACCATTGAAGCAAGGTTGAGTGCGCGTCCCTTTACCTGACGAGC